CAGGCGCGTCCGGTCGAGCCACGGCCCTCCGAAAATGATAATTTCGGAGGGCCTACCATATAGGTGATGCAGCAGAAAAGGACCGGGGCCAAAGGTCATAACATCCTCCCTAGGCATCGACGGATCACCGCCGAGGAATATCCCAGCGTGGTTTGGATGAATCGTCCGCCCCACGTCCATCACGATCATGTCGCCACGCTGCGGCTGATCGACCTTGTAGAAGCCGGCGGCCTCGTAGTACGCCTCGTACAGGCTGGTGTTGTCCTTGCTCTCCCACCAGCCATCGGCGCGTTTGAAGGTTTCGAACTCCAGTCCCCACTCGCGTTTATACCAATCAGCGCAGACCTGCCAGCAATCCCAAGCACCGTGAACGAATGGACGCTTCAACAGCGGCACATCGCCAGTTGGCATGACTGTTCGCAAGTCCCCCTCAGGCCAACTGAGAATATGCCAGGGCAACTCGGTCGCCTCGCACATGGCTAGATCCCGCGGTGAAGGTCGGCTGGTTGCGTCCGGATGGGAGTGAACAACGCCAATGACTTCGCCGATATCCTCGGCCGCCGCGTATTGCTCGGGATCAATCCGGAACTCTTCGTTTGGCTCGCTGGCGATATTGCGACATGGAAAGTATTGCTGCTTGCGACCGATAGCCAACAGCAGACCGCAGCATTCCTTCGGGTACTCGGCTGCCGCATGCGCCTGAATGGCGCTCAAAATGTGTTTGCGCATGGTCAGCTCCGAGCGATGAGAGAGACAGCGGGGAAGCCTCCGTGGCTAAGAGGGTTACCCTTCCCAAACCGACATTCGCACCCAGTCGTAAGGAGAGCGTTGCACCGATCCTTTTCGGGGTCATCCGTAGGATTACCGTCCATGTCGAAATATGGGCCGGTGTATTGGCAGTTCGGCCCTCTATAGCCACCCGTCAGCGCCCAGTGACACAGGGTCGTGGCCTGTCTGCCGATGGACTCACCGCCGACGTCGCCCGGACTGGCCAGCTCCCAACTTACCGTCTCACCGTCTTCGTTCGTCTTCTGGTCGATGTACCAGACCTCGATCGTCTCTTGGGTTGGGTCGGCCGTTGGGTTGCCTGCCGGGAAGTTCTGCGCATCTAGGTACGTGCCCAGCGTATGACGCATGGTCAGTTTGAACTCGAGTAGGTCGTCGAAGGCCAGACATAACGCGGTGATACGCCCATTGATGTTGCCGACAGACAAGGTCGGCCGGACTGCGGTGCCATCCCCGTTGGCCTCGATGCCGTCAATCTGCATTGGCCAAGCCCCGTACTCGTTGCCCTGAAACCAGATCGGCTTCGCGGGCAATTGATCGGCATCGTCACCAGCGGCGATAAGCTCCGCCGGTGTGTGCGGGATGGCATGCCCGTGAAAGCACAGCACATCAGCCCCGTAGTCCGAGCCATCCAACTCAAAAAGCAGCACTTCGCTGCCAGGCTGAAGAACCTGGATGTCACTGATCAGCGGCATGATTGCCCCTTATGGTTGGAAGGCCCTATCGAAAGTGGCCGTAAGTTTGAAGACGGTCCCGCCCATTGGGGTGGGAACCGGTTTTTTACAGGTGAACAAGCCGAGCTCACCGAGAGGGGTTGTCCATAGAAACGGCTTGGCGCCGGCATGCCGGTCAAAGAACGCCATGATCTCCTGCACCTTGGTCTTTGGCCCGGTGTAGGAAATCGGATAGGAGTCCACTTTGTTGTTTGGCCCGTCAGCGGACTCTTGCTTGTAGCCATCACCAAACTGAGCGGTGCGCACCCGATAGGTGATATCGGGCGCGTCGCCGCTTTGTGTTGGCCAGGTGAAGCGCTCGATCGCCATCAGGCTCTCCCATTCACGTTTCGGAAGCTGACGCCACCTGCACGCCATGAATCGGCCACAGCTCTTTCAGCCGCTGCCTTCATTTGCATTTGCAGGTTCTGCTGAAGCGCCTGTTGGTCAATCTGCATGCCCTCCGAGCTTCGGTCCTGCGTGATCACGCTGACCGGTGCATTGATGCTGATTGACGAGCCACCACCGCTATTGCTGATCGCCGCAACACCTGGCCCTGCACCTGAATTCAGTGGTGTCACGCTGCCGCCATTGGCGCCGGTCATGAGGAAAGACTTGCCACCCTCGTTGTACAACTCCGGCCCCAGTTCGTTGACCTCGTATAGCGAGTTAGGCGCCACAGGCCCGCCGGCCGCTCTGTAGCCGGAGAAATCGACGCCGGTGTATCCAGCCTGCGACGCCCCTGCGGCCGACGAAGCAGCACCGGCAGAGCCCGAAGCGAGCCCGTTAGTGCCGCTACCGCCGGTGAAGTAGCTGGTAGCTGCGCCGACGAGACTGCCGAGCAATGCCGAACTGGCTTGCCGGGTGGCAATACGCGCCATGTCAGCCAAGATCGATTTTGCGAAGTCACCGAACGAGGCCTTCCCTGTCATGGCGAAGTTGACGATCGAGTCTTCCATCGAACTGAAGGCGTTCGTGAAAAGGCTCCGTGTTTGCCCGGCAATATCACGCGCCGAATCCAGGTAATTGGCCCAGGCCGATGTCGCGCCTTTGGTCCAATCCCCCTGTGCTGCTTCGACGTCGGCATAGTTTTGCCGAATCTGGTCCGTGGCCTTCTTGTTCGCATCTGCGAGCGCCTGTGACTTCTGCTTGAACTCCTCCGGGTCCATGTTTCTGGAGGGGTCTGAACGTTGGTTTTCCAGTTCGAGCGACTGCTGCGCAAACCGGTCTTGCTGGCTATTCAGCTCGCTGGAAAGCGCGTTCTGCCGATCGCCCTGACCAACGCCATTGACTGCACGCTGACCAGCAAGCGCCAGCGCCTTCTGCTGCTGCCCGAGGGCTGCGACGTATTGGCTGACTGCGTACGTTTGCTTGTCGAGTCGCCCTTTCTCGGCGGTGGCCAGCACTTCCTGCTGGCTGTCGGCATCCTTCTGCGCCTTGACCATCGCTGTGCGTGCGTCATCGATCTTCTGGTCCAGTTGAATGCGCTGCGCTGCCGTGGTGCTGGATTTGTCCTTCACGGCCTCCAGCGCCGCAATCTCGGCTTCGTACGCAGCCGTTACTTCGTCCCGCTCGTTTCCGATCAGTCCGTCACGTTTTTGCGAATACTCCGCCTGGGAGATAAGCCCGGCCTTCTGCATCGCGTCCAGTTGCTTTTGGGCGTTGCTGTATTCGGCCAGAATCGCCGTGAGCTGGTTTTTCGCATCGTTGAAACCCGAAAGGTCAACACTGCCCGCCGCGGCTTTCGGATCCTTATCCTTGTCGTCGATGGACTTTTTCAGCTTTTCGTAGGCACCACCGGAGAATTTCTTTCCATCGAAATCGACACCATTAAGCAGCGGCGATTTCTGTCCGGTTTTCTCCGAGTCCTGATAAAGCTTCGTGAACTGATCATTCAGCTTTTTGTAGGCTTCCTGACGCTTTGCAAGCGGATTCAAATCCTCCATCTGCCTGTCCAGTTCCTTCTGGACAGCGATCAGCTCTTTGTTCGCGTGCGTTGTTTCGCCTGTTATTGCGGTGAGACTTTCGCTCGCCGCCTGCCGCGCCTTGAGCCCGGCAAGCTTCTTCTCCAGCGCTGCGGTGGAGTCATCGTTTTCACCATCACCCAGCCCTAGGAACGAATTGAGCGAGCTCAAACCGTTCGATACCGCACCAGCAACACCGCCACCCTTGCGAGTGTCGAGCACTCGCTGAGTGATCTCGATTTGCTTGGCCAGGTCCGGAAAAATCTCCGAGCGAATGGCGCCATAGGCGCCAGTAATCGCTCTCTTGATGTCGTCCCAATCACGCTCAACATCGGACAGTGAGGCACGGTAGGCTTTCAGCCGCTCCTGTGCCGATAGGTTCAGGCTTTCACTCAGGACATCCAGCGCGCGTTGATGGTCGCCCTGGTCGTCGATCGCCTTGATGACTTGGTACTGCTCGTAGGTGAGCAGACCGTATTGGTCGCTAATCTTGGCCGCGGCCTCGGTCGCAGTATCGCCGGCGTTGGCCAAGGACTTGGCGATATCGCCCGCCCCCTTCCCTGTAACCTCTCCAATGGCAGCCGCCGCCTGCGCCAGGTTCTGCATCTGGACGCCACTGCTAGCCGCGCCAGATGCCAGCGCGACAACCGCCTCGCGTGCACCGGAGAGATTACCGGTCAACGCGCCAGCCGACTCGCTCATAGCCTTGAGGTTGGCAATGCTCTGACCGGCGTCGTTCGAACCACCATTGATTGCGGCGTTGAACTCCCGGGCCTGCTTCATTGCATCGAAGTAGGCGTAACCGAGCCCGCCAATGACGCCGGTGAGAAGGCCCACCGGTAGCAGCAAAGCCGCCATGCTTTTGGCTGACGCCCCAGCGCCGGCGCCAAGCTGAGCAATGGCCCTCGCTCCGCTGCCCAGATCGCCGGACGACAGCGCGTTGGTGAGCTGCATGACGTTTTCTTGAGCCTGGCGGGTGCCGAGCTTCAGCTTCTCGAATGCAGTTTCTGTCGCGGTCAGTCCGGCCCGGTCTTTGCCGATTTTGGCGAGGGCTTCCGCGTAACGCTCGGACGAGATCGCCCCGCTGTTCCTGAGCGCTTCGAGCGCCCTTTCCTGCACCTCCAACTTGCCCAGCTTCGCGGTCACGGGGTCGATGCCGTTGACTGTGCGCTTCAGCGCTTCAATCTGGCGGTTTTCCGCGTCGATCAGGCGCTGTTTCTGCGCAACTTCCTTGGCTTCGGCTTTTTCGATCTTGTCGTAGGATTTGCCGAGGCGTTCCTGATAGGCCTCTTGCTGCTCGACAGTGACCAGGCCACCCTTGCGCGCACGTTCCAGCAACCCTTCCGCTTGAACCAGTTGCTCGATGCTGCCGATGTTGCCGGACATCGCCTTTTCAAGTTGGCTGATGATGGCGATTTCACTGGTCGCGCTTGCACCTGATTTTCGCCTTGCCTCGGACTGACGCTGTGTAGCGCCAGTGGACTTGTCGATCTCCTGAGCAACTTCACGCTCGGCCTGAACGATCTTCTTGCCAGTGTCGGCTAGCTCGGCCCCGGTCTTGCCGAGATCGGCGATAGCCTTTTCGGCATCAACAGCGGAATCGACCAGCTTGTCCAAATCGTCAGCGGCTTTAACCGCCTGCGACGAATTGACCTCAATGCCCAGTGACGCGAAGTTGGTGCTCATTTACTGTCCCTCTGTTCCGCCATCACCCGCAGGGCTTCGGCTTCCATGATGCGGATATCCGGGAAAATGTCGGTGGCCTGAGCCCGGGTTAAACCGAGGAAGCCCGCGACATCGCGAATTGACGTGTAATCCAAACCGGTAGCGCCACACGCACCTGTACGCCACTGGGTGCTCATTGCCTCGAAGACTTGGAACGCTGGCCAGGTGTCCGGCCAGACTTCGGCCTCGTCGCCATAGTCTTCAGCCGAAAACCCGAAAGCATCCTGGCCTTGGATGGTCGGCTGATAGAGGGCGCGCGCGACGCTTATTAGTTTCCCAGGCGAGCCTTGCTGTATGCCTCGGAGTAGGCCGCCAACACTGCGCTAGGGGTGGCGCTGATCGAACTGACCAAGATGCGAAGGTTTTCGTCGGTGAAGTCTTCATCGACATCCCAGCCCACGACAATCGCCTTGAGTTGCTCTACCTGAAGTTCAATCAGCAGGCCGGTGAATTTCTCCAGCCCCGCTTCTTCGGACTTTTCCCCCAGTGCCTTATGCCGCTCACCCCAGCCGGCATAGAGGGTCGCCAACTCGACACGGTCGCGGTACTTGAACTCGAACCCCACCTTCACAGGATCGCCGCCGATGGTGGGTAGCATCACGTCTGCTTTGAAGGTGGGGTTCTGGATCAATTTAAACTTGACCATTAATCCCCCTTACGCGGCGTAGCGGATGAATTTTGCGACCACAGCGAACACGGCGGTGACGGCCATGATGTTGTTCTTGGTCATGGACGGCACATTGTCAAACGACGCGTAAGCGTTGTAGGCAATGACGCCACCAGAGGCGAGGTTCACACGGACCGCCCGCGGCTTTTTGTCGTCGTCAGCTTCCAGCAGCACGTCGTTGTGTGGAAGTGCTGGGTCATCGGCCATGGTCAGCGTGAACGACAGCGCAGACTTGGACGTTGGGATCTGGTGCTCATCGTCCTCCTCGAGGAACGAGTACGTGGCGTTCTGTTGCTCGCCGCCGGACTTGCTCGACTCGGTTACTTGGCTGATAGGCACCCAGGTCAGAATTTTCCGCACCGAACCACCGCCCGCACCAGCGATGAAGCGCGCGGCATTGAGCGTGTTGACCGACTCAAGTACGAACGAGTCAGTGGTCGCGGTCTTAACGCGCGCAACGCGATTTGTCAGGCGAGCCCAACCAGAAGTGACTTCAACAAAGTCTCCAGCCTCAAGGTCGTGACCCGCCGACGACACAACAGCTTCGACAGCATTGGTGATCGCGGTGAAAATAATCGGCGCGTCATACGAGGCAGCGATAGCGGCAGTCGAGCCATTGGGTAGAAAAACGGCCATTGGTGTTTCCTCTTTTCAGAAATGACAAAACCCGCTCAATGGCGGGTTCTGGGTTTGCCCAATGGGCGGATTAGTTGGTGTCAGCTCGGTACATGAACGACACAGGCACGGTGAACGTAGTGTCGTCGGGTATGCCAGGGCCTGGGTCGACTGGACTCATGGTCACCACCGTCAGCGCGCCCTTCGTGTTTCGCTCATACAGCGGGAAAAGCGCGGAGATCTGGTCAGCCAACGCGCCGGCCGCGCCGCGGTATTTGCCGGACGGCGTCACGATGCTGACCTGAAACACGCCGGTGTACAGTTTGTGGTCGCCGCCGAGCGTGATGCTTGCGGTGTCGCCGGGCAGCGTGAAGGCTTTCAGGTAAGTGGCGCTGTCGACAGGCGTATAGGCTTCATTTTCGACGACGACCTTCAGCGGCACCGGCAGCGTCTTCGCCCAGGCAATCAGCTTGGCCTCGTAGATCGAAGCGATGATGTTGTGGCTCATACCTGGTTGTTCCTGATGGCTTCATCGACGATCTGTTGGAAACGGGCCAGGGTTATTCGAACCATGCCACCGGGAGCCTGTTTCGAATGCCCGTATTCAAGCGGCACCGCGTACGGCAGGTTATTCACCAGGTACGCCGTCTGGCCGATGGTCAGCGACTGAACCTGAGTCCTCAACACTGCGATGGACACATTGCCCGAGGGGTCGATCTGGTCAAGCGCGCCGTCGGCCGGAGAATCGATTGAGAACTGCCAGTTCCCGCGGAACCGCCCGCCGACATAGTCTTTGCCCGCGACCAGGCCGTTCACATTGAAGTTCTGGTCGCGCTCGGTCTTGGTCAGGGGCTTGGCGTACTTCACACCGCGTTTCAGCTTGCCGGCCTTGGTGAAATTACTGTCAGTCAGGTTGATGCCCGTATTGCGCACGGCCACCTTGAAATCGTAGGCATCAGCCGCCGCGGCATTGCCCTGTCGGTGCGTTACGTTGGCGGCCCAAATCTCGGGGTTGCCTACCGGCGACATTCGGATAACGCTGCTGCCGATTTCGACCACGATTTCGCGGAAGGTGGTGTCGAGCCCAGACTTGGCCTGCTCGGCAAACTGACGGATGTTCTCGGCGAAGCTGCCGTTGAGGCCTGAGTATTTGCTCATGACCGAACCTGCAGCTCATAAAGAATCGGCGTGCCGGCTGGGTTGATCTCTTTCAGCGGAGGAACGATTGACCAGGTGCGACCCTGGACGATGACCTTGTTCAGCAGGTCCGGCACCCAATCAAGCCCCTGTGCGGCGATCTTCAGCTTCTTATCGCCCTGCTTGATGAGGCTGTTGTTCTGGAATTCTTGCCCGGTGAAGTCGAGCAGGATGCCTTGAGAGGTTTGATCGGTGATGGTGTCGGGCGGTGCTGTGCCGCTTTCCGGGTCGTACTCTCCGACCGTCGTTGCCCGGATGGTCACGGGCTGGCCGAACTCTGTGATCATCTCCAGAGCCATCACGGCCATTTCGTCGTAGAAGGCCATGGTGGCTCCAAAATATTGTTGATGATCTTATTGTTTTTTAGGTGGTAGAACTATGAAAGCAGTCGCTCTTGCATTTCCTGCTTTATCTTCGCCCCCCATGAAACCATCAGCTTCACGGCTAGTTAGGTCAACCCAGGGAGCAACACATGCGCCCACACTTCCAACCTCACCGCCAACTTTGGAAGATTGAGGGCAATCATCTTTGCATACACAGGTAGTTATAGAAAAATCCTCTCCATCTTTAGATGACACAAGTCTGGTCACTTTAACATCTTTCAACTCAGAACCGCTCAGCGTATACCAGTTAGCCTCCAGTTGATCAAACTTACCTACTGGAACCCGGAACAGGCGACTCTCCGCAGCCCTTTCACCGACTCCAAATCGCCATCCAGAGAACTCGCTACCTGCATAAACCATTTGAGTTTTCTCAACTCCTCCCCTGTACCTTGAGCTTGAGCCTCTACCATCGTTCACACTTACTTGAATGCTTCTGGCATCAAAACTCACTGGCTTGGAGCTAATTTTATCCGCATAAATAGTAACAATTGAAGATGCTACAGATAGGTTCTGACCGCTTTTGTTTTCGATATCCATATCTAATCGAAGCACATAGTACTCAGCTCCACCGCTATCCTTTTCGTTACCTACAATTTCGATTTTCAACTTTGGATTTAGAAATGAAATTGGCTGCTTTGGCTTTACAACTTCCGAATAGTAAAAAGCCCAACCAAACCAGACTCCAGCAATAACAGCAGCAATGGCTTGAGTGGCTGCCGCAGCGGCGCTGATTTCTTGGTGCCTTTGTTTAAGGAGCCCCTTTATTTTCAAAGCCCGCCGTTTAAGGAGGTCCTTTATTTTCAAAGCCCACCGTTTAAGGAGCTCCTTTATTTCCAAAGGCCACCTCGCTAGAAAGCACTTCATTGAGCTAAAAAAATACTAAATCGCGACAACCAAAAATTGTTCACGAAAGCATAGCTCGTTTTTCAGGCTTACCAATGAGTGCATTGTGTCCTCGCTCCATGCCGCAAATCCGCTTCAAGCCCGAACCGCAAACAACCCGCGACGCTCCAAATAATCCGCGAACTGCGTGGCACTCGGCCGCTCCGGCGCCGCCGGCAACAGTCGGCCGCTGGTGTTCGGAATCGTTGCGTACTCGCGAGTTACTGCGCCCTCGACACGCTCCAGAGTCACCGCTCCATTGCGTTTCTCTGGTGGATCAATGTCGTCCTGATGAATCTCAGCAGCCAAGGCCATCTGGCCGTACTGGATTCGCGCCGGCAGGTAGTTGTCGGGCTTGATCTCGCAATCCAGTGCCACACCTCGGCGCGGCCAGGACAGTGCCTGATCGCTGTCTGTCTTTCGCCCTTTCCATGTCATGCCATCCATCGCCAAGGCGGACCGGCGAAGCAACGCTTCTTGCGCCGGCGCGTCAGCAGGAATGGCCACGCCAAACTTGCCGGCGTAAATGACCAGGTCCGCGGCGCTTGCGTAGCTTTCGGCATCAAGCTTGCTGGTGCCGTCCTCGATGATGAGTGTCATGGATCAACTCGCTGGATGAGCTTTGAATGAGTGGCCGCCGAATTATCGGCAGCCGCAGTATCACGCCTTGGGCAGTTCAGCGACGAGCTTTTCCAAGGATTCTTTTGAGGCGTTGGCGCGGTAGCTCACGCCGACCTTATCGAGCGAAGCCTTCAGGGCTTCGATTTCCTGCCCTTCGCCCACGCTCTCTGCGAGCTCGTTACGCAGCCTTTCATTTTCTGCCGCGAGCTCATCACGCGCATCAGCCAGATCAACCATCTGAAGGCGGATGCCGTCGAGCGCCTGAAACAGTCGAATTGCAAGTTCACCGGCTTCCGGTTTTTCAATCTCGCCGGCATCGAGCCCGTCGATGACAGCGCGGATCGTATCGCTTTCAATCTGAAGCTTGCTGATCAGAGCCTCCAGTTCTGCATTGTTATCAGCGGCACCAACAACCAGCACCTGGCGCGGCTTAGCTTCTAACGCCGTCACTTCGACGCCAACATGCTCGTAGGCATCAACCACCTTTGGCCATTCGCCGATGACAACAACACTGGTCACGCCTGCTTCTGGTCGGTCGAAGTGCTCGGGGTTGCGATAGCGCTTATCTGGATCAAAGCCGGAGCTTTGAGTGGAATAAATGAGTTCCATGGAAATCTCCGTAGCGGCCATCACTGACCGCTGTCAGGGGTGAGCGTTATGGAGTGGTCGTCAGCGTGATCATCACGCCCGCTGTGACCTTATCGCTGTCGGAGTGCTTGACCCAGTTGGCCGCCGAACCTACGGCTGCCAGGGTTGGGTTCGCGCCGCCGACGGCGTCCTTCCAGCTGTAACCCAGCACGTCGATGTTGACGGTGCCCTCGGCGCGGTAGCCGATACCGAGGTTTTCCTCGTCGTCCACGTTGTACGAGCGGAAGCCTGGGGCCTGCGATTCAGTGATCACCACGGCATTCGGCAGCAGGCCGAAGATCACGTCCGCCGGCGCGGTATCGGTCACCAGTACCGGCTTACCGAGGGTGCCCGGCAGGCCGCCGTAGATCACAACGCCAGCTTCTTCGTAGACCTTGTTGGCGATGGCTTCGTCAACGATGTCGAAGTAAGCACTGGAGTGCATGACCCACAGAGCAATGCGGCCGAACTTGTCGCCGAACTTACGCATGCCGCGAGTTAGCGTCTTCTTGCCGTCGGTTTCGATGTTGGCGGTGACCACCATGCCGGCGTTGGAGCTGATCGCAGCACGAAGCGCTGCTGTGGCGTACTGGATGAAACCTTCCAGGGTGGCGTCGGCCACGTCGGCGCCGATGATCTGGGAGAACTCATCGACTGGACGACCGCGACGCTTGAACGCTTCTTCGGTGGTCTGGTACGGGCCGTACTTCCACGGAGCTTTTACGCCAACCGCTTCACCGGCGCCGATCTTCTTCGCGGTCACTTTGCCGACGGAGTTGACGTCGCGATGCTCGAGCGAGCCTCCGATTTTGTAGAAAGAGCGCTTGCGGAAGTCACCTTCGATCAGCTCGTTGTCGAGAACGATCGCGCCGTTGGAAGATGCGTTGAAGACGTCGAGGTTGTCCTGGACACGCTCCAGGTATGCGGTTTGCGCCTCATCGTTGTAGATGATCAGGTCACTGTTTACGGTTGTGGCCATGGGTGAGTCCCCTTACTTTGGCAATGCGAGGTATGCGGTTTGGCCGTGCTTGCGCTGGTAGTCGCGCTTTTGCTCGGAGGTCATTTCGGAGCGTTTGAATGCAGCCTGGCCGCCACCCCCGCCCGGGGCTTGTGTCCCTGAAGCCCTTGGCCACAGGTGAGGCGCGCTTTCGCGCAGTGATTCCGCCCATTCGAGCGGGGTCAGAGGGGTTTTGCCATCTTTGCCGAGGATGGTCTGGCCAGACTCATCGACGGCGACCGCTTCGCCCTCTTCATTCAGTGAAAACACGCCCTTGGCGCGCAGGATAATGTCGTCGGTAGCCTCCGGCAGAGCGCCGGCTTTCAGTGCTGCGCCCCGCATCGAGTCACCCAGGACTTTGCCCTGGAACTTGGCAGCGAAGGCTTCTGCCTTTTCGGCTCGACCGGTTACGGCTTTCAGTTGCTTGTCGTAATCGCCGCGCAGGCGCTCGGTGCGACGGTTAAAGACTTCGTCCACCTTGCCCTCTGTCAGCAACTTGGTTTCTTCGTCCTGGCCTGCCCGACTCAGCAACCCTTTGACGGCGTCGATGTCGATGCCTTCAAACTGGGTTTCGAACTGGGTCAGCTTGCCGGTGGTGTCTTTCAGCTTGCCCAGCAGTTCCGTGTTCTTGGATTTCAGGCCCGAAACGGATGCTTCAACGGCAGTCGCGATAGCGGCCTTAATTGCCGGGTTGTCCAGGTCAATTTCGTTTTCTTCTGCCACGTTGATGCACCCCTTGGATTTGGTCGGCCCGTTTTGCAGGCATAAAAAAACCCGCCGGAGCGGGTTAGGTTCAAGATCTTCAAATATTTAAGTCGAATCGGTTCAGAAGAATGTTGTCCATCTGCCTTAGGCTCAACGAGCTACCCAAATCTTCTTGGAAAAGCTTCCTTGCTCGTAGGAAATGATCAACATAAACCCTATAGTTTTTTGACTTGCCGGCTGTTGTGTATGCAAAGTCCCATTCCTGCTCGTTTGCAACCCATTTCAAGGCAGTCCGAGCCCGTGAGTCCATCATTGGGAACAGCTTTGGTCGATGAAAATGAAGGTACTTCGACGCAAAGCTACTGCAATCTTTTTCGGTAATGGTTGTGATTGCGTCGCAAAGAAAAGCGTGCACTTTTACAACATCACCAACCAGCAATGGCGTCAGTTCTTGGTGCTGATCAAGCATATCGAGCAGCTCACCAACCATTGAATTTCCGATAGTCTGCCCCAGCAAATCATAGAAATTTGCCGTGCCACTGACTGGATCTATTTCGCTAGGTGTCCGCCTCTCTGCTGATGCCGAAAGGCTCCGCCCGATGATCAAAGCCTTCGATGCAATTTGCGCCTTGTCGGTATTGCTTGGGTTATCCCGTACAAACTGATAAAGCAACCGGTTGGCAGGAATGAAAATTCCACAACCTTCATCTGTACCAATGATTTCTTTGGTCAGATACGGAATCGGTGTTTTTTTAAGGCGCATGCATGACTCCCTGTGTATGTCATGCACACCATAACGAAGCAGACTAGGATTTCAACTCAATCCAGCCCGTTCAAATGCTAGGGGTTCCAACCCTTTCATCTGCGCCAAGGTCAATGGCGCGAAGTTGCGATCAAGCTGCAGATCGGCGAAGCGCTGGACACTCAGCCCGCCTTCACGGAACAGCTTCGCCCGAACAGGGCCGATTGCCACATCCTGAAACGACGCCGGCTGCTGCTGAAGCCAGTGGTAGTAGTCAAGGCTCGCATTGACCTGACTTGCACCATTTGCTCCTACTGAGGCTCGCGTAGCGCCCTTGGCAAACATCTCGCTGAGCTTGGTTAACAGAATGAACGTGGTGCGGCAGTTCGGGTGGAATGGCGGCCGGGGCCCAAAATCAACCGGGAACCGTCGCTTATCCATCGAACGACATTGCTGGCTAGTCTTACTGTCCAGCGTGGCGACCATTTCAATTTCAGCCACAATATCCGTGTTGGCCTTGGCCACTTCCATGCGCGCCTGTGACGACACATGCTGAATCGCGGTGTGTACGACGGTGCTGGCGTTGCGATTGGTCGTTGCCAGGATGCCGTCTTTGTACCCCGCCGCCTTGGTGCCGCGAATGTTGCGGATAACCTGAAAGTTTGTCTGACCTTCGAAGAAGCCCTGCCGGATCGTGCCGGTAACGCGCTCCCGCTCAGCAGTGGTCCAGCCTTTGATGAACGACTTCAGCAGCTTCCCGCCACCGGTATCGCGCACGCTGAGTGGATTCGTCAGCACCGCCGCCCTGATGGCAGCAGCCGTCGGCGCCGCAACGTCCAGCGACACACCAACTGGCGCAGACCGAGCCAAGCTCGTCGCCTCAAACTCGGCTTCGTAGTTGGCAATGTCGATCAGGTCGAGGTTCAGTTGCAGGCTGTAGCGGTCGAAGATACCCAGCAGCAGGCTGTCGACCTCCTTCAGCAGCGCTTCAAGACGCTTGACGTTGTACTCGGTCAGGTCTGACTGGGTGAGTCGATCACGGATCGAGCGGTCGATCTCCTTGAGGAAGGGCGCGAACTTGCCGACCTCCCCCGCCTTCAGCTTTTCGAGGAAGACCGCGTGACGAATAGTGGCGTCAAGGATTGCTTGGTTTGCCGCCATTTGCTGTTACCTCGTCATCCAAGCCCAGGCCATCGCTCTGCTCCTGTAGCTCGCCGTCAATCTGCTGGTCAGTACGCTCTGGGGCAATCAAGCCCAGCTTGCGCAAATAGGATCGAAGGTCAGCCTTCGCGAATCCGCCGTTCTGCCACAAGCCAACCAAGGCTGTGATCATTTGCGGATCAGCCGTCAGCTCGACGAATTCCTGATTCACCTGGTACGCAACTTTGTCGGTGAGGCCCATGTAAAGGCCGCACCACATGATCGCTTGGGTATAGGCCTCGCTGACATTGGCCACGCAGCCGGCAAGCACCGATGTCGAAGCAGACTGATCGCCGCGGGACTCAGTAGCCGTTTTGGCTGCCAGTGACGCGACGACCATTCGGGCCCCCAGCTCGATCATCATCTGGTTCTTGTCGGCCATGGCCTCCTTGACCAGAGTGTTGGGCAGCGGCTGTGCGTACCCAAACTGGCCACCGACCGGAAGTAGCATTGGCGCCCGGGAGCCGACGTAGACGCCCTTTTCTTCCAGTAACTTCACCCACTGCTCAGTCAGTCCGGAAATCCATGGCTGAGCCTGCCCGCACCAGAAGACGCTGTCTTCGTAGTCAGCGCTGTTGCGGTAATGGCCGAGGTTGATCATCGCGATGTCGTACAGCGGCGACTCGTCGATAGATGGATCGTTGTTCTGCGCACCAATGAAGGTGAACGGAATTTCCTTGAGGCGTCCGGTAATGCCTTCTGGGGCGAACGCCTCGGTGACTTCAAGAGGTCCACCGCCTCTGGGACCAGATCGGCGCCAAACCCGGCAGACAAAACCTTCAGCCTCAAGCGCAAGCTCGCGGAACTGCTCGACTGCTTTGAACCCAAAGCCGTCCTCAACTTCCATCATTTCCCGCAACACGACCAGAGTCAGCACGTTATGGCCGTTCACCATGCCCGCGCGCCAATTGATGATGTCCTCGGCGCAATACGACAGGATTACCGAATGACCACCGACACCTTTGTCCTGGTGGTAATCGACGTACAGGCCGTGACGACCCGCCTCAAGCACCTTTTCCAGCGTGCCTTGTGAGTGCTGGTAGATGCTTACCCCGGACCCGTTGGCGTTGTCCTGCAAGTACTCCAGCTTTTTCGGCACGGTGAGCGTTGGGTCTTTGTGGAAGGCGAGGCCCAACAAACCGTTGCGCGTGTGGCCAGTGGCATTCTTGAACACTGCTCGCTCACGGTAGGCCTTGTTGCGATCCGCGTTCTCCGGCGACTTGTCGTGCGCGTTGATGTACGGCAGCCGAGAAACCACGCGGTGCTGACCTGCGCAGACATCGCGGACAGTCGCCCACCGGCCCAACACTTCGATGTAGTCAGCCCGCTTGAAGGAGACGTCGTTGCTCATCGGGCGTATCCCATTTTTATAGAGGTAGCCGGCTTCCTGGAGCTCTTCGCAACAGCGAAGTACCGGAATCCGTCGGAACCGTGAGAGGTCCAGTCATGAAGCGGCCTATCTTTCCAACAGCCGCGCTTGTCGTCCCACTCTTTGCGGTAGTTCTCGATGCAGTTGATACCCTTCTCGCATTTCGACTCATCGAATACGCAAAGCGGGAGGATTTCCCGGACCTGCTCAATGCCGTCGTTGATGCCGATCTTCGGGACCACCTGAAACATCATTTGGTAATTCTGCCCGTCGATCTCATAGCCCTCCTGGGCCAATTCACGGCGGGTCTTGGCGTCGCTGCCGAACTCACGGTTATCGATGTCGTGCGGGCCCCAGTGCTCGGAATAGGTGTAACCCTTGTCCTTGAGCACCTTCATGTAGTGCCGCAGACCTTCGCCTGAGTTCTCGTAGTAATCGATGACGTGGTATTCGGTGCCGACCTGGCGCACGAACCAGATAGCCGTGGAGTCGCTGACGCCGATGTCCCAGAAGGTCATCACCGGCAGATGGCTGTTGTTCGGTATCGCGCCGATACGTTGCTGGGCGTAGAGCTTGGTCAGTTGCTGCGCGTAATAGGCGCCCTCAACCGACTGTTGGAAGGCTTCGACAGGAATGGACGGATATTCCCGCTTCATGTCGTCGCCGAGCGTCTTCTCCTTGGCCGCGTACCAGGCGCGCTGGCCGTCGTTCGTGACGATCCCGTGCTTAGCTTGCAGCTCGTTGAAGTAATCGGTCAGGCGCTGCGGGATGACCACGTCAGTCGGGTCAAGCCAGTACGCCTTGTTCTTCCACCAGGAGAAGAAGAAAAACTTCCAATCCAGCAGGCCTAGGGGCACGCCGGCCAGTAACTGGCGCTCAGCACTTTGCGAGTAATCGAAGAAGTAGCCAGCCCTGCCCTCTGCCGTCGACTCGATCGTGACGAAACAGTCCGTGGCAACGGCCTCAAAGGCACCGGTGACGATCTCGCGGGCCTTATGTGGAAACTTGGCGCAGATCTTCCCGAACTCAGACACATGCAGGTAACGCAGCGTGCCACCCCGGAAGGACGTGGAAACGTAGAGTGAGCCGCCCTTACTGAACACCAGCTCGCCGGCGGCGTCGTTGCTCGCGGGGTTGGCAGCGCGGATCTCCGCCGGCAGGTTGTCGTAGGCGTATTTCACCTTCTCCCGGAACAGGCGCTTGGCATCGTTCAGGGTGTGAGCAATCAGTGCGCACTTGGCTGATTCGAACAGCGCCGCGTCCAGCTGGATGATGCAGCACTCAGTGGTAAAGCCGAGCTGCCGTGCCTTCAGGATGATGTTCCGCGTGTGCATCCCGTCGAAGTATTCGATCTGCTCGTCCGTCATCCGGAAGCGGACCTTTTTGCCCTGCTTGTCTGTGATGAAATAGAGATTGTTCAGGCGCCATCGTTTGTCCCGAAGCAGCTTCATGTGCTCGGGCTTCATGTCAGGCGTCCTTCGATAGTTCGTCCATCAGTTTCGATAGCTCGTCGGCGTCGTTGCCGCCAGATTTGGTGTCGAGGTCGTAGGCTTGGCGCTCCAGGGAGATCAGGGTCTTCAGCGTCTCGGCCATTTCCTTCATCGTCTTGGAGCGGCCAGGTAGATCGATGATCTTCTGGTACAGGTCGTTGCGCTTGTCCTGCCCGTTGTCGTCTTCGGAGCGCATCAGCTCACCCAACTCTTCGAACAGGTGGCGGTTGTCTGTCAGCCCTTCGAGCTCATCTAGCAGTTTGTTTGTGAGGCGGCGACCGCGTGAGATGTCGCCACGATGGGCCATGCGGATGTTCGCAATGACCTCGGCGTTTACCTCGATGATCTCTCTTTCGGTATCCGCCTGTTTGGTGGATACCTCGGTGGATACCGTGCGTTTGGATACCAGTGCGTCTGCCTTGGCCTGGATCTTTGCCTTGAGGTTTCGCTCCCAGCCATCCCGCTTGGCGCGCTTGTTGATGGCGCCGTGCGTAATGTTCTGGGTTGATGCGATCTCTCGGATGGAAAGCAGACCAGCCCGGTAGGCACGTTCAATTGCCTCCCAGTCGGGTTTCTTTGCTGTCATGGCTTAACCCTGATACTTGAAATGGCAGCTTGTTGCCGGTATTGGTAGGGATCACTCACCAGCAAAGGAAAGCAACATGACCGAAAATTATCAAAACCTTCTCAGAGAGATCAGCGTCGGCGAGGGAAGAGAAGCAAAACGTCGCGAAGCCGCTGTCACGGCCGCTCTGACTTTGATCCATGCCAAAGCTGTCAGCACCGAGGGGGTTAACCTGGAGTACGAGCTTGATAACTTGTCGGGATACGCCGATACCATCCAGGCCGCCCTGGACAAGAAGTGATACCCCGTACCGCACTCACCTGCGGCACACCACCAATTTGATCTTGCAGAGACGAACAATGCAAAAGTACGAACTGACCTATGAGCGAATGAACGCACCACAGACCAAAACCGGCGAAGCGCCTGCGCGGATAGATGCTCATGAGTTGCTACTGGAAGTGCTGGGGCTTGGCCTAGGCGGACAAATCCTCGGGACCAAGAGCCTCAAGGAATCGCTCGAACTTATGCGATTCACCAATGTCAGCGTTACCTGGCTGTAGGGCGAGTGTTCACAGTCAGCGTTCTGACCTTGCCGCCAGTGCAGCTATCACGCGTCATGGCCATCTCGACTGCTTTGTCGCCAATGGTCGTCATAACTCACCCCGGAAGGTTGAAATGGTGGTGGGTTGACGGTATTGGTTGAGCTCAACTCTCGGGATGGAGCCGGACCTAAATGCTCACGAAATTCTTTTCCAAGCTGTTCAATACGGCCACCAAGCCTCCACCGGTCAATTCATTACCAGAAACGCCGACAACGGTGCAGAAAATCCAGCCGGATATCGTCGCGTACTACAAAGCAGAGATTGCCAACTCCCCGTTTGTAAAAGAGTCAGGCAGAGAAGCTGTGCTCAAGGACTTCTTGCAAGAAATAAAGCTCAAAGACGGAGAGCTTCTGACCCTCGAAGAAAAACGCTCCTTGGGCATAAATACTCGGCTAAAAATCACCCGAGAGCTTTACGAAGTGCTCACCCCAGAAGGGATAGAATTCGGCCCAAAGAGAGTTTTGGAGCCTCTCTTTCTGAAGGCGACCTTCAATCACAATCGACACAGAGAAATAGCAAAGATAAAGAGTATCGGCATCACTCAGTACTCTCCCATGGCGTGCGGGGATAACGCCGACTGTGACTGGTGCGCCTCGATGGATGGCAAGCTGCTCTCAGTTGAGGTCGACTTCGTTCAATTGATCAAAGAGAACTGCACGTGTGAATACTGCCGATGCGTGTTGCAGGCGAAGATTAATTTCTAGCTCACCATCATGCTGGTCTGCACCTGGGCGTGCCCGTGCAAGATGGATACGACCAGGCCCTGAGGCAGACCGGCCGCCTTGGCTGCATCAATCGCTTTGGCTATGACGCTATCCAGATCGCTGACCGCCTTGTTGATGGCGGGACTCAGCGGCAATGTGTGATGCGGATGGGTGACGTTGGTCATGCCATTCTCAATGTCGCGACACAATTTGCCGCTTCGCGAAACGTGTCGCGGATTACTCGGGCTTGCGGCTCGGCAGTTTGAAATCAGTCACCCGGTCGGCAATGTTGCGGATCTTCTCCACCCCCAGGAAGCCAACCCACCCACCGGCAAAGGTGGCCATGCTCTGGGGTAGGCCGAAAAAATCCAACCCGCTGATTATGGTCAGAGTCAGACCTCCACAGATCGCCCCTTCCACCAACATCTGGCGCCGCGTGCCGCCACCGTATGTGATGCGCAGGACGGCCATAGCGCAGGACAGGGCAGCCGCATAGAGGATTGGCGAATGCTGGCTCAACCACGCAAGCGCAATCGCCCATGTGTCTGGTTTGTCTGGCATGTTTGGCATCTCGGTTCCTCCCCGTCAGGGAGTTGAGGATACGGCAGGCAATGACCTGCGGATTTGAATCAGCCCCAGCAGCATTCCCAGCTCAGAGCGATGGGGGTGGTGGAGCCGAAAACGAAAAAGCCCCGGCAAATGCCGAGGCTTGGAATAGGTGTTGGACGAACTGCGGAAACGTAAAAAGCCTGGCGGTTAATCCGGCTTCATGAATCGTTATGCGATCTCATGTCGACCTAGCAAACGAGTTCCACTCTTCAATAGCATTATCGGCTGCTGACTTGTGCTTTCGAATGGCGTCTTGTTGCTCTTCTACGAAGTCAGTGATGCAGTTTTTATATTCTTCGACATCAGCCTCGAACTGATCACGCTCGTACTGATCTTGAAATTCGTAGGGAACGTCTGGCTTATTGCAGTCATGCGAGGGCTCGATCGAGTCGGCGAGCGCCAACGGCGAGAGCAACATTGCGAGGATCAATAAAGTGCGCATCTTCCTTTGCCTCACATGAAAAAGCCCGACTTCATGCCGGGCTTTACTGTGCAACCTCAACGCGCAAGATCGACAGGATGGACAAATATTCTCTCACTTTCTCACTCAGTGCAATGGCTATTTGCTACGCCGCGCAACTTTCGATCAGTCCCTCTGTGTCGAGTAGTTCCTGAGCTGCTGTGAGCGCTTCGTTCACCTGGTCATCCAGTGCTTTACGGATGTTCGATCGCCACCGATACCGGGTCGACTCCGGCTTGCCGTCGTTGTCCCAATTGGTGATGTCGTACCACGCCGCAGGCAGGACCGCGGCGGAACGCTTGCCCTCGGCTCCAGCCACTTGAGGAATTGCCCAGGTCAGCACCGCGCACTCACGGAAGCGTTGCGGCGCTGGAGACTGCGCCGTCTTGATCAGCTCAAGGATCGCCCCATGCTTGCGCTCAGCGTGGGTGGAGTACTTCGCCACCAGCGCCTGCCAATGCGCCGCCGACAGAGACTTGTGTAACCGACCGAACACCCAGCAGTCGGTGAGGAATGCAGCCTCCTTGCCGACGATCTCCCCCTTCTGCTTGGCACACTGCACCTTTGGCTCAAAGTCGCAGCCGCCAGCGGAATTGATTGTCTCGGCGGCGAGCGCCCGAACAACTGCGGATACCACATTGCGATAAGTCATGCTGCTCTCCCCTTCAGCTCTCTTGTCTTTGCCCGGTATTCAGCCTTGATGGCCTTGATCTCTTCAACGGTGTATCGCTTGGCTTCGTGTGGACCTTCCAGCCATTCAACGAGCTCAGCGCCGATCCGCTTCACCAGTTCGATGCGGTAATTCAAGACGTTGCCGGACTGGTGGTTGTTGCACGGCGCGCACTGGCGCCAAACGTTTAGCGGTTCGAAGCGCAACTCAGGGTTGCCGCCGACGGTGCGATAATGCCCCGCGTGCCATTGGCCGTTGTGGTGCCGACCGCAACTCACGCACGGAAGGCCGGCATCACGATGGCGGATCCATGTGTTGAAGGCTGACTGAGCCTCGCTCATGTGCTTTGCGCGGGGTTTGACCTTCTCCTTTGCCGCGCGCAGCTCCTTGCGACCGATCTCGGCAAGCGACTTGTGTGCCTTCTCCTGGTTCACTTCCTTGATGGCCAGGCCGCACTTGGGGCTGCACACGGCCTGACCTAGGCGCTGCGGCGAGAAGCTGATGCCGCAGGCCGGGTTCTTGCACTTCTTCGGTCGGGGTTTCTTGGCGATCATGCAGCCTCCTTGCTCAGCAGATCGGTGAAGACAACGCCCTGACCGGTGAAGAACGCGGCCATACGGTCGGTGTACTGGATGCCCTGGGCGCGATTGAACAGGCTGGTCACCGGAAAGCCATCAGGGCCGAACAGCTTGCATTCACCCATCATGGCCAGCTTTTCCTCGTAGGGCAGATGGCGCATGACCCGGTACCACGCAGCCTGAAAACCGGAATCCTCGTTCAGCAGGATCTGCACGCCGAAATGCAACTTACAGTAGCGCCGGGCGTCCGCCGGATCGCCGATCTGCGTCATCTCAGCGATGCGTTTGTACATGGCGAACCACAAGGTGTTCTGGTCGAGCGTGCGGTCCTTGCCCGGGCGCAGAGAGACCACGACGAACTTCTTGTCGCGGTACATGGCAGTCAGGCTGGTGATGGCCTCGGTGAGCTTGGCCTGGCAGTTGACGCTGATCTTGTCAGTCATGACGTCACCGCCATTGTGATCAGGACGCAGAACACGCCGATGGAGAAACCCGCCAGAGTGCAAGCCACTTTGATTTGGGTGTGAAAGCCCATCAGAAGCCCTCCTTGCCGCGCTGCGATTCCCACTCGAAAGGAATGACGATCACCCCGCCCTCCCGCAACCGATCTGCACAACGCTCGCCAATGGCCGCCGGCAGTGCCTTGGCGTCCAGGTTCGAAACGATCACTGTCGGCCGTTGCTCTTCGTACCGGCCATTGATGATTGCGAACAGAGTGGTCAGCTCGAAGTCGCTGGGCTTTTCCTTGCTGACGCCGATCTCGTCCAGGATCAGTAGAGAGGGGCTGATCAGGCTGGAAACGATCTGACTTTCGCTCTGCTCGCTGGTGCGGTCGTAGGTGGCACGGATTGCCTGCAGGACGGCGCCGACAGTTCGGTACACGGCTGAGGCGCTGCTGGTCGCCATGATCTCGTTGGCGATCGCAACGGACAGGTGCGTCTTGCCGGTACCGGGTTTGCCCAGCAGCAACAGGCAGCGGCCCGACTCGGCAATCTGCGTGAACTCGGTGGCGTACCGGCGGCAGGTGTTCAGCGCCTTACGCTGCTCGACGGTGTGGGCCACGTAACCGTCAAAGGTTTTTCCAGCGAATCGCTTCGGGATCAGCGCAGAACCCAGTTTCTCTGCCATCCGAATGCGAATGATCTGAGCTTCGTTCGCCTGCTTACGGGCAGATTCTTCCTCGAAGCGGATGCGCTGGCACTCAGGGCATGCGGTCTTGAACTCTTTGCCGAAGATCACGTTGACCGTCTGGGAAAACTGCCCGTGGTCTTCACAGATACCGGTGATGATTTGCGGATCAGCCTGAGCGGTTGGCATCACGATTACTTTTTCAGAACGCATAGGTACCATCCTCCCGAGGAATCAGCCCGGCGGTGTAGTCGCGCTCAGCGAAGCCGGTGTGACGGGATTGAGTTTCACGTTTCGGAAACTGGCGGACATTGCTCGCACGGTGCTTGTCGTCCTTCACCCACTTGACCAGCAGGGATACCCATTTGGATTGGATCTGCAGGATGCCGGTTGTTTCGTGGTGAGCAGTGAACGGGACGACGGCTTCACGGGTGAACAGGTTAGTCGAGACGCCGAAGTGGACGCAGTAGGTCTTCAGGAGGTTGTCGTCAGGCATCCAGTCCAGGGTCATCTCGACTGGAGCCTTTGGGTCGACAGGTTCCGGGGCCGCATCGAGATCAAGCTCAGGCTGAGGCTCTTCACCCGCGTTGTGAGAGTGGTGTTGATCTTCTTCAGGAATCAGTGAATCAGAGAATCGGTGAATCAGGGCGTTATTCAACGGTGGGTTAACAGGCTCTAACTGTTCCTTAACGTTATTTGGGGACTCTTTAACGTTAACCCTGTGTGAGACACCTGTTATGACACCGTTAGATTTGCGTTCGTTTACGGTGAGATAACCGTCTTTGTCGGGGATTGAGCTGTCTTTTTCCGTGCCGTGCGGGCGCTGATGCTTCTGGAAGTTGTCGATCTCGATGGCGCTGAAACCCTCGACACTGTACCGAGTGATGAACTTGGCGTTGGCAAGACTGGCAAGACCAGCCTCCACGTCATAGGTATCGCATGGGAACAGTTCCATCTTGATTCGCTTCGGGCGATCTTCAAGGCGCCCTTCCCGATCAGCCAGGCACCACAAGCCGATGAATAGCAGGCGGTCGAATGCTGGAAGTTCGGCCATCAGCTCATTGCTGAACAACCCGGGTTTGATATTGCGTGCTCGGGCCATTACTTGCCGCCTTTGCCGATCAGGTCGGCCAGTTCGAGGAAGCGATCGACGTACCAGTGAGGCTGTGTCTCGCGGGGGGATTGGGGGCTTGTGAGATTCTTGCCATAAGCCATGCCCTTCTCGGTCACCGACCAGAAGTCGACCATCCCCTGCTTGGAGTTTTTGCGCTGGAGTTGCTTCAGGAAACCTGCGGCGGCCAGCAGTTTGTTGAAAACTGGTGCCGACGTGCGCAAGTCAAAGTCTTTGATTAGGGCGGTAACGGCTTTGGTTGGCATGGAGCCGCCACCGGCGGCGTCTGGTGCGGCGTCAACGGCGTAGCCAGGTAGGAACTTGGCGTCTAGACCGTTATTGGCGGCAATCTGGGCCAGCATCATCATCTTGCTGGAAGGCGCCGGTTTTAGAAGGCGATCGAAGCATTCAAGGATGGCCAGTTCGCCGATGATTTTGGAGTTGTTCTGCGCCCGGGCTGAGAAGTTGCCAGTCTTGCGGATGCTCGGTAGTACCTGGCCCACCACCCACTCCTCGAATTGCTCGGCAGCCGGCAGCTTCGACTTCATCACCAGCCGGTAAAGATCACGCTCCGGGATGATCTGCACTGCCCTGACCTGCCCTCCCATTTCGGTATGGCAGGTATTCACAGCTTTGCAGTGGGCGTTGATAGCTTTCGATGTGTTGGCGTAACCGAGTGCTTCAGCCACGTCCTTGGCGATAAACCAAGGCTCTCCTGAGCCGTCGTCAATGACGCGAACCAGAAGGCCGTGAAAACTGAAAGGGGTTGCCGGTTTGGTTCGCGACACGTTTTCGGAATTAATAAAACGTGTCGCGACATTGGGAGAGGTATTGCTTGAATTGAGTTGGCTCTGCATAATCGACCTCATCAAGTGTTAATGAATTAGCCGGGCCGCAATCCCGGCTTTTTTGTGCCTGGGATTCAGGCGATGGACTTCAAGTTCGGACGGTGCTTCACAAGCAGGGCTTCAGCTTTCCGGCCCAACTCCCCTGCCCGCGCTTCAACCTGGCGGCACTGCGCTGCGAACGCTGGGAGGTGCGGCAAATCGACTTCGCACATGACCTGGTCGTCGAACACTTCGCTCCCGGTGTCGATCACATCGCCGAGAGCGCGGATCAGCGCACCGAAGCTTTTGTTTGCGCATTGGTCGCTGGTCATCTGGCGGGCGCCGATCAGCCCATGACGGCCCGCAAGCTCGTTGATGCAGTGATCTCGGAACTCAGGCTTAAGCGCATTGACCCACGACTCCTCAAGCCAGGACGGCATGTCTTGATCGCCGGAGAGCCAGCGCTGAACTCGCTTCAGCCAGCGACCGGTTGCTTTCATGAATTCACCTACGTCGTTCTGAGCGGTGAGCGCGCTGAAGTCCGGCACCTCTTTAGAAACGGCCTTTTCCGGGCAAGCCAGATGCAGCTCGCGGCTCAGTGCCTGGGCGAAGTCGTCCTGACTCAAGCTGGTTCGAGCGATCTGGTTCGCTGCGTGAGCGACCAGTACCTGGTCACGGGTTTGAACGCTGTGTCTTGGACTGGACGTTTCCATGGGACTGTCTCGCTCATAGTCTGGGTACATTGAAAATCTGCTCAGATCAGGGACGCATCCATGACCACTAATTCCGAATTACAGGGCGAGATAGCCGCCCTTTGCTGCCTTGTGGTCGCTCTTGCTACCACCCTTCCCTTGTCGTCTCAGCTCAGGCTTTGGCCTGCGTTTGAGCGGGTTGCCGGCCCTTGGCGAGATCGGCTTGGCGGTGATGAGCTGCGTGGTTTTGAGCGCGCAACTGTCTCGCTCGCGTCGAGGCGAAATTCGGTTGGTTAAGCCGCTGATTTCTTCATTGATGCCTGCGCCGGAAAGGACTTGAGCTCTTGAGCCTCAAAGGTCCCGTCTTCATTGCAGATGACAGAAATGTTTCGCTCGGCTGAAATGGCCTTACTGATTGCAGCGGGGCTGACCCCAAGAGACTTAGCCGCAAAGGCCTGCCCTTTCGTAGCAACCAGCTCTGTTAGTGGGATCTGCTTCATTCTGAAAATCTCGAATGGTGTTTTCGAGATCAATATTAACCGCCGGTTAGTTTTCTAGCAATACCGCCGGTTGACGCAAATAAATTAACCAACGGTTAAATTTCACGGATGAGCAAAAAGAAAGAACTTTCCCCAGAGTTAAAAGCAGAGTGCGACGCCGCGAAGGCGCTCTTCGTATCGAAAAAGAATGCCCTTGGCCTCACTCAAGCAAGCCTTGCGGAAGCGGCTGACATCTCCGCAGCCGCCGTTGCGATGTACCTGAACGGAACCAACCCACTGAACGTGAAGTTTGCGGCGGTGTTATCGCGCCTGCTCGACGTCCCCATTGAGAAATTCAGCAAAAGACTGGCGACTGAAATAAGCGGCCTTACAAGCGCTGCTGAGCACTCAGGGCTGACTGCACCGAGCGCATCGGCTGCCGACATCGTTCGCCAAATGCTCGCGAAGCAGGGAAAAGGACTTTCACCTGAAGCTCGAGACCGTCTTCTCGCTGCCGCCGAAGAAAAAAGCAACGTAATCAACGTAGATTTCTCTCGCCCAGGCCAAGTCGGTGATGAGGTGTGGATTGCCCACTATGACGTGCGCGCTGCGATGGGCGGCGGGCAGATCCCGCACGAATACCCAGAAATGCTTCAGGACATAAGGGTCAGCCCCAAACACCTGCGCGAGATGGGCGTCACGTTCAAAGAGCACTTTCATCTCAAAATGATCACCGGTTGGGGGCAGTCGATGGCCCCTACGATCAAGGATCGCGACCCCCTTCTCGTAGACATCACGATCAGAGAGTTCACCGGTGACGGTATCTATCTCTTCTCCCACGACGAAATGTTGTACGTGAAGCGCTTGCAGAAGAAAGGCAAGGACCGCTTCAAGATGATCTCGGATAACAAGCACCACGACCCTGAAGACATTCGTGTGGACGACACCCACATACTGGCCCGGGTGCTTTATGTGTGGAACGGACAACCGGTTTGAAGCTATGCCGATCACCACGAAGAATCAGCCGGAAAGCAAAGCCACATCAACTGCTGCAGACATAGAGCGATCAATCCTCGCCCTGAACAAAATGGCTGAACGTCTTTGGGGCGACGGTCGAGAGGCAGAAGCGAAAGCCCTTCTCGAAGCCTTGGATGCTCTAAACCGTGCGCTGGATCGGATCAGGATTGGCGAAAGCCGAAAGACTCTTCATTGAAGACTGCCATGGCAGAAGAGGTATTGATGGCAGATCTTATCCAGGGGCTCGACGGGCCACGCACTGCGCAGCAGGAGCTGTTTTATGACCTTGAGGATGCGAGCGCAGTCCTTGGCTGGACAATGGCCGAATTGACGAGCATGGCCGGCAGCGGCAAATCGCCCGATGAAGCGATTGCACTGATGAAAATGTGCGTGCTGCTAGAGGCTCAGCAGCAGAAGCTGCGCGGCTATGCCGATGAGGTCAAGGATCAGCGAATCACCAGGGCGAAGCCGATATAGCCCTTTTCTTATAACGTATGCGAGCGTGGCCCATCATGGGCGCCAAAGGAATGCAGATGCGGAGCATTGCGTGAATGGCAAAGCCTTCAAAAATCTCCTATGAAGAAGCAATAGCCGGCCTTGAATTAGAAAAGCGTTGGGACGCTGGGAACTCCATTGAGTGGGTTCAGACAACGGTCAAGCAGTGGCCCTCAAGCTTCAAATTCAGGACCGCACTTCTAGTTGGCAATGTGCGTCCAGAGGGTCTATTCCTCCAGCTCGACTACAAGCCAAGCCTAATTCAGGATGTGCCGGACAAGCTGTACATGACCCTGCTGGTCAATAATGCCCGAGTCTTCGGGATAGACGAGAACGGGTCGGCCAATCATGTGAACAAGGTCGGCATTGGAAGGGAGTTTTTCATGCAGAAAATTTCCCACCCACACATCCATTTGCCAGTCCCTGAGGCGTCGTACGGGTATATCGAGCCCCTTGAAGCACAGTCCGTCTCAAGCTTGTGGCAGGTATTTCTAAGTCGTGCCAATATCATCGGCGCGCCACCAATAAATCTGCCGACGGAAAATGATGAGCCACAAATGAGGTTGATATGAACTGCACACATATTACCGAGGCTTTCGGTCTAGCGTGTACGCATATCAATAGCGGCCTCGTTTACCTAGAAAGCCCAATTTCCCTATCCTTTGACGGCACCCTGATCGGTGCGTACGTTCAGGATATTGGGCAAGGTCGGGTTCGCATCACCGACAACGCTGATACCTTGTTCCACGCGATGACTATGGGTGTGAGCCCAAATGCAAACAAAGCCGCGAAACTGGCCAGCATCGCTTCGGATTGTCACATAGCACTATCGGAAAGCGGCGAACTGCATGCATCGTGTGCCGAGAAGGATGTGCCGTACTACATGGCTCGATTTATCGAAGCGGCCAGCCAGATCAGCCAAGCTTGCGATGCTTGGAGACCTGCGCCCATATCTAAATTTGAGAAGATTGTCTCCAAGGCTCTTCGCGCCGGATTTCCGAAGCGCGTGAAAAGGGACTATGAGGTTCAGGGCGCAAGTGGCCACAACCTGAAGTTCCAGTTCGCGCTTGATGTTGAATCCGGAAATCCGCAGATCATCCAGACCGTTAGTGCTCAGGATGACAAGCCGCACTGGCTATCCGTCTACAGTACCTTGGGGAAAATGGTTGACCTAAAGAACGCCGCGCCACAAGCAAGGCGCTTGGTGATTCTGGAGTCGGCCAACCCTCAGGATGTGGGCAAGGCGGCGTCTGCACTGGCAGAAAGCGCAAGCGTGCTGGTTTTCAAGACCGCATCTCAGCTAATTGAGGATATAAGGTCGCTTGCGGCCTGAAGCTGAGAGCCTGGCCAAGCGTCGGGCTTTTCGTATCTGTCTGTCACGCCTTCGTCAAAGCTACCAAGCACAATGCGGTCCGCCAAAGGGATTTGGCCCCATCTACAGAGAGCCCGGCCCAGCGCCGGGCTTTTCGTTCTGCACTACCCTGCTCCGCCCATGCATTCTGCGGTGCTGGCAAGCAGTACCCCCGCCTGCTGTACAAGCTTCTTCCACTCGTCGCTGGTGATGAGGCCGGCACGCTCCATGGCGTCAGCCCGCCTCAACAATCCGAAGTACTTAACCTCTGCGTCAATTTGGTTTTCAGCCAAGCCGAATAGCTCGTGCCAGGCTGTCATGGCCAGTCTTCGCTGTGCCTCTCTCATTGGAGCCCCTAATGGTGGTCTATTGGGGTAGAGGGCAGATTACACGGACCGTTCAGTATGATGGCACTCTGAGTGACCAATGGTGGCTGTGCGCCATGAATGGTAAAGTACGGACTCAATATGGGGGGATTCAAATTGCGCATGCACGGATACATTTTTTGTTTTGTAGCTGCCATCATTCTCCAAGGGTGTATGGAAAAAGATCTCACTCCAGAGCAAAAGGCATATGTTGCCAGCTTAGAAACGGAGCTTGCGCAGACAAAACAGGATATCGATGCTGGCACTCGGTCGGCGGCCGTCTATAGCGGAGGGCTGATAAAGGATTTGATTTCAACTCGGGTTGAAATTCTTAAAACCAATCAGGCGCTGTTAGAGCAACGAATTTTAGCCGTCCAATCACAAAGTAGCGTAACTATAGCCACAGTTACCTCCAAGGTGGACGAGGATCTCGCCAGCAAACTATCAGCCGAAATAACGCAAGCGAAGGCAGGCATTGCCTCTGCAAAAGCTGAGGCCGCCCAATACAGCGGCGGGCTTATCCAAGCATTGAAGCTCTCCACTGTAGCGACTAGTGAGCAGACCCTCGCGATGCTAGAGCAGCAGTACCTAGTGGCAAAATATGGCTTAAATCCTATTCGTGTATCTGCACTACCGTCATCCACTTTGAGCGCAGTTCCGACGACTTCGGCTGCCTCATCCCAGTTACCAGCCAAATCTAATCTTCTGCCACCTGGATCTGGCCCGTTTGGATTTGAGGCGGGCATAAGTGGAGATGCCATTGAAAAAATGACAGGAGAAGCCCCGCGGCTCGCCAAAGAATCTGAAAACCTTTACTTGCTCGATAGGGCTCCTAAGCCTAACGATGCTTTTGAGCAATATGGCTTGGTCATATCCCCGACAGTCGGCCTTTGCGTGGTTCGGGGGATAAGCAAAACCATCCAAACGAATGACTTCGGGCACCAGCTGCAAGCAGGCTACGGCACCATGAAGGATGCCTTGACCTCAATTTACGGAAAGCCGAAGACCTATGACTTCTTGATGCCAAGCAGCATTTGGAAGGACTCAAATGATTGGATGACCGGCCTTTACAAACAGGATCGAACTTTAGCTGCAGAATGGAGGGGGCCCGGAATCAAGAATGACATCAACAGTATTTCAATTGATGCACGAGCGCTTTCCAGAGATAAGGGCTACTTCGTAGTGGAGTACACCTTTAACAACAGCCCAGCATGCAATGCGGAATTGAAAAAACAAAAGAACGAATCGCTGTAATCCGCCAATAAAAAGCCCGCCACTCGCGGGCTTTTCTTTGCCCGTCAGAAAGGCGCAAGTTCCTCAACCGGCTCATACGTCTCAACCGGTCGATCCTCCTCCGCGCTCGCCTCCCATTTCAGCGTCACCGACTCATCATCGTTGAGCGTCATGTCTATGCCGTCCGTCTCGGATAGCAACCCCATCACCTCCCCCCATTCCCGATCTCCATCCGTGTCCAAGCGATGAATCGTCACCCAGCGCTGAATCTGCGCTACGGGGTGATTGATCATCTCTGAGACGCGGAGGCCAAGGCGCTCTATCCCGCTTACCTCATGCCGCACTGCCAGTTTTTCTTGTTTTTCCGCCTTCGCCATTTCGCCCCCTGGATACTGGATATCCATACAGTTTAATCAGAGCATACGCCGCTTCAACGAAAAATAAATTAACCGCCGGTATTGACGACGAATAAACCGGCGGTTAACTTACATCCATCGCAACCCAGTCTCCACATCGGGACCGGCAGCGAAGGGCTTCAACCCCCGCGCTCTTTAACAGCTCAGGATCCTCGCCATCGACTACCCCGGGTTTCAGCCGGTAAGTGCGAGCAACAAACAGTCGATGCCACGCCAGCTCTGGAACTGGCCGTGCTCACCAGATGTGAGTACGCGAAACCACGCAAGCCGATCTGCGAAGAACACCGGGCACGAAATGTGTGACGCAGGTTAGAGATATGAATCCGGCGATGCGCGTGGTGGAGAAACGGAATTTTTCACTGATGCACCTGGTTACCCGGGTGCATTGGGAAAACGACCGGAGCAAAAGCCATGAATAAATCAACTGCGGCACCAACCAAGTGCACTCGCTGCGGAAAGCCCGCTGATCCGGTGGTTTATAAAACCATCATCTATCAGGCGTACGACCCGTTGCGCAAGAAGAAATACGTGCGCCAACAAAGCTTGCCGTTCTGTAGCGAGGAACATGCAAACCACCATCAGTGGTCTTGCGAAGGGTGAGCGATTGCATTGGTCCGCCTTGGTAAGAGGCCCCTAGGGAGGAGAAATCACTGCGAAGGTCGGAAGCTTCAGGAGGCTGGTTTCGAGGGAGAATCTTTGAGCCGACCTAGAAGTTTCAAGACAAGCGAATACACGCCATAAAGCGCAAACATCAAGATACCAAGCAGCGGGAACAACATAAAAATATCTTCCAGGCGCCATTCATTCTGCTTCGCCGAGTCTTGCCGTATGGCATCTCCAATATCATGACTAGCAAGAATCAGAAATTGATAGGCTGAGTAACCAAACTCATTTTTGGCCGCTGCGAGATTGACGACCTCTATTAAATCGCCCTGCGCTCTCATCCTTACCTCAGGATCTTTGATTCTTGAAATTGACTCAGCGTACTGAAGAACTATGTTCTTATAAATAAACTCCTTGCGAGTCTGCCACTTAGATGTGTCCGAAACAATTTTCAGCGAGCTATCGGACGTAGGCTCTGGCATCCACTTGTAAGCTCCTATGTACCAGCCAAAGCTGTAGCCAGTGAGGCCGCCAGCCAAAGCCGACAAGAACTTCTTGACACGTTCTTGTACGCCAAATACCGACCTCAAGCCTTCTTTATCAAGACTAATGAAATCCTTCATTGAATAGCCCAAACTCAACATCCCGAGTGAGCTGGCCACTGCAGGGTCAATAGTATTGTTCAAACTTTCAACTACTGCGGATACACGATCCTTCGTACTCGGGTTGAAATGACTAATAAACATACTGGCATCAAATGGCCGAACCGCCTTCAGGTTAAAGTCATAAACATAAAGCGGGTTATCCTTTTTATCGGGGTAGACCAAGTAAAAATTATCACCAATTTTTCTTAACCCCACACGCGAAAATAAAAAATCTTCGTCAGCGCCTGTTTTTTTCATCGACTCGTAGCCGTTCTTGAAGCCGAAGGCAAACATCACGACAAACGCCACCAGAAATATGCAAGCTAAAGATTTCATACCTACGTCCTCCTCGGCCGCTAGCTTCAAGTAAAGCAGATTTCCACCCGGCCACTTTCCGACCAAATCCGCATGTACTTAACACGTCCGCGCCCAACGGCAACCAGCGGAATGGATGAGTGCAGCCGAGTTTTGTTGGATCAACACCCGCCACTCTGGAGGCGACCATGGCAACCAGCTACGCAGACAGTGCGCAGGCCCGAGCGTGGGACAGGCGCTACGACGCTTGGGGGCGCGAGAAGAAATCGCAGCCTGAGCAGTTCCACGACTACGAGGCGACCGAGCTCAAACGCACCCAGGCGCTGGCTGATCGCGATGCTCGATTGCTTGCTGAGCGCAGTGCGAGCGCAAAGCGTGTAGCTGCAGCGGTCGACGCCATTGGTGAATTTTGGGGTTTGAAGGAGGCGCCAGCATGAACAGCCAGCACGACCTTGCGACCGGAATGCTTGATGGTTACATCCAGAGCATGATCGACCCGCAGTGCAACGCCATCGCAGTAAAGGCATCAGCCAACACCGCAATCCTCATCTTCCGCACGCTGAGCATTATCAGCGCCGACGAAGACGCCAAATACACCGAGCGTTTGCGCCGCACTTTTGATATGCGGCAAGGGAGAGAGTCATGACCACCGCACCAGTGAAAACCTTGATCGACGAACAGCTCGACGACATCGAGCGCAAGATCGCCCTGCTCGGATTTGGGCTGCCCTTTAATGAGGTTATCGGCCGCAAGCGCGAAGAGCTGGTCGCCAACTTGCCGCAGCGCCTGGCGCCAACCATGAAGGGTCGCCGGATCGCGGTGCGAGTTCGACCATGACCCGCCAACAGCGCGCACGCCGCATTTACACCTGGCGCGGCGCGGCCGTCGCCCTGCTGTTCTTCACCGCTTGGATGCTGGCCAGCTCCTACTGCTCCCAGCTCACTCAATAACCCATCACTTCAAACGCTGCGCACCGCGCGGCAAGGAACCGTCATGTCCGCAAGTACCAAAGCAGCCGTTCAAGAATCCCTCGAAATCAGCGAAACCGACGGCGCACAAAAATCTGTCGCCCCTGCTGTAGCCGTCACCGACATCGCCGAATATCGGCCACATGAAGAACAGATCGTTCGTCTGGAGACCACTTACGCGAAGCTGGTCGTTGACTGCTCGACCAGCGAAGGCTTAGCAAATGCGAAGGAAGTTCGAGTCGACATCCGCGAAGTGCGCTATGCCTTGGTGAACACCACCAAGACCGCGCTGATTCCCTATCAGCAGGCGGTTAAAGACGCCCAGGCGCGTGTCAACCAGGTGAAGGATTTCGGCGAAACCCTAAAGGAGCGCGTATTAGCGATTGAAGCGCCTGTCGACGAAGCAATTAAAGCTGAGGAAAAACGCGTAGCTGACGCCAAAGCCGAACGCGAGCGCGTCGAGGCTGAACGGGTCGAAACCATCCGGGCGAAGATCAACCGCTTCAGCTCTGTCGCTGCTGCATATGCAAGCCGTAGCGCTGCCGATATCGCCGAGATCCTGCAAGGCGTCAAGGTGTCGGTGATCCTGCCCGAAGAATATGCCGAGTTCGAAGCTGAAGGCACTATTGCCCGCGACAACGCTATTGATCAGCTTGAAACGCTGCACAAGTCTGCCGTTGAGCGCGAAGAGGCCGCCGCCAAGCTACTGGCCCAGCAAAAAGAACTCGACGAGTTGCGCGAGAAGCAACGTATTGCCGACGCTGAGGCTGAGGAGTTGCGCAAACAACGCGCCGAGGAAGACCGCCTGCGTTTGAAGAAGCAGCAGGACGATCTGGACCAGCAGCGCCGCGACATCGAAGCGCAACAACGCCAACAGCGTGAGCAGCAGGAAGAGCAACAGCGCCAGCAGCGCGAACGCGACGCTCAGTATCAGCGTGACCAGGAAGAGCTGGCCCGTCTGCGCGCCCATGCGGCCGCACCCGCTACAGCGATTTCTGTAGCTGCGCCGGCGGTCACAGAGAAAGTCGAAGTTGCTCCTATCAGCGCGCTTGTGGCCGCTGCTGAGTCCGACGACGTGACCGTCGATGCACCACCGGTTGAAGACATTGTCGAGGTTGTAGCCCTGGGCTTCGACGTGGACCTCGACACTGCTCGCGCCTGGCTTCGCGCCATCCGCTTCTAACCACCCTTTCCATCTGAAGGTCGACCTACCCGTCGGCCACGGAGAGCGCAATGACCGATTCAGACACTCAAGCACCAACCGGCCTCGCCACGTACCAGGATCCATCGCACAACGCGGCAGCGCTCATCCTCGACCCAGGCACCATGAAATCGATGAGCGAGCTCGCGCTGATGATGTCGAAGGGCGTGACAACAGTCCCCAAGCATCTGAAGGGCAATCAAGCCGACTGCATGGCGGTAGTGCTGCAAGCAATGCAGTGGCAGATGAACCCATTCGCAGTTGCGCAGAAGACGTTCATCGTCAACGGCGGTGCCTTGAGCTATGAGGCGCAGCTCGTCAACGCAGTGATCACCGCCAAGGCACCAGTCAAAGGTCGCTTGAACTTCGAGTGGTTCGGTAGCTGGGAAAACGTCATCGGAAAGATGCGCGAAGTCACCAGCAAGACCAAGAAGGACGAGGACACTGGCGAGTTCAAGAAATACCGTGTTCCGTCCTGGAGCTTTGACGACGAAAAAGGTCTCGGGATCAAGGTCTGGGCGACCTTCAAGAGCGAGGACGAGCCCCGCGTTCTGGAACTTCTGCTCACCCAAGTCCGCACGCGAAACTCTACGCTTTGGGCGGAAGACCCCAAGCAACAGATTGCCTACCTGGTAACAAAAAAATGGGCGCGACTCTTCTGCCCTGACGTCATCCTCGGCGTCTATACGCCCGACGAGTTCGAAGACTCGTACGGCGGCGAAATCGATATCACCCCTGTAAAGCGGGCTGCGAACACTGCCGCCGCCTCCAGCGTGTCGTTCGGCCCGAAATCCCCGTCGCCGGAAATCGACGGAGTATTCGCAGACCTTTTGGCCGTCGCGAAGCAGCAAGACATCGAAGCCTATGCGACAGCCTGGGCTGGCCTCAAGCCGAAGCAACGCGCAGCGATCGGCCTTGAATGCCACGAAGCACTGAAGAAGATGGCCGCAACCGTTGATGGCGACTTTACCGATATGACTGGCACCCACGACGACCTGTCTCAGGCCGAGGAGGCAGCGTAGTGAGGGCGGAACTTCAGGGCACAGGGAAGTGGCATGCCGACCGATCAGGCCGAGTGACAGCCAGCCGATTCAAAGATGTGGTGGCCTGGGGGAAGCCAGACAAAAATGGGAAGCGCGAGCCGATGGGGGCTCGCACCTCATACATGCGCGAGCTGTGCTTCGAGCGACTGGCGAAGAAGTCCAAGCACAACGTCAGCAGCACCTCCCTGAAGTGGGGTCACTCCGAAGAGCAGAAGGCTCAGGACGCCTACGAGATGCTGACCGGCAACATCGTCATGCCGTCAGAGTTCATCGTTCATCCGAAATACGACTGGCTCGGTTGCTCGCCAGACGGCCTGGTCAACGATGACGGGGGCACCGAGTCGAAGTGCCCTTTCAACGAGGCGATACACGTCAGGACTTGGCTCGAAGGCATGCCAGAGGAGCATATGCCTCAGGTACAGGGATGCATGTTCGTCACAGGACGGAAATGGTGGGACTTTTTGTCGTTTGATTCTCGTCAGGATGAAGAGTGTCAGCTGTACATCGAGACGATTTACCGCGACGAAGACTACATCGCCAATCTGCACATAGAGCTGGTCCAGTTCAACCTAGAGCTGAATCGCATGGTTGATGAAGTCGCGGACCGAGCTCGCGCGCAAGCCTATCGTTTAAGCGCCTGATAACTAATGAGGTGGCCACCATGATCAGCAATCTGAAATACGACATCGAGTTCCGGCGCGATAAAGCACAGGAGCTTTCCAGCCAGGTCGAACAGCATTTGGCCGCGGGCGGACGCTTCTCGAGAGCAGAGCCCGCTCAAATCAACCCACTGCCCGCTGAGCGCTCCACAAAATTCGATCCCGGAACCGTGCTCAAGCGTCAGCGGCCCGCCATCACCACGGCTGAGCGCAAGGCGCTGCGGGAACTCGCGGAGGCCTTATGAGCAAGCGCAAGGCAAACAATGGCTTCGCCCGCGCCGAACGCAGCTGCCGGGCGTTGTTGCGTACCAACCATGTTGCCGTCGTGAACATCGACCCAAGTGGCGAGCAGATCATGGCGAACTGGAAAAGCTGCCGGCAGATCCGCAGTCTGGCAATAGCCAATGCCCTGTTCGACTTCGCCTACCACTGGACGATCTACCTCAGTGCCATGTGTCGGGATGAGCGCGGCGTCGAGTACGTCAAGTCGGTGGAAATATCGCCTGAGGGCATTTACAAGGTCGAGCGCCTGACCGATGCCATCGAGCATTACTACCTGGAGCTGCGAAATAGCTGCAATCCGAACCACCTGCTGGCATCGGGCTGGATCGCCATACCTGCGGCGGTGTCGCTTGAAGAGGCGCAGGCGGCGAAATTGTTCTATTCCACCGGGGTCTGGAATCAGGTCAGGGTCGCAGCATGAGACGAATCAACAACCAGGTGCGCCAGCGCCGACGACAGACATGGCTGGATCTACCGGCCCACGGAATTGAAGAGGCAGGCCATGGCCGAAGAACAGCAGGAGCCGACGGCGGAAGCCATCAAGCAGCGCAGGAAGCGAGAGAAGGACGCGGTGAAGAAAGCCGCACTGGGCATCGATAAGTTCACGATTGAGGTGGCAAGGGTGTTCAAGCCTGACCTGAACAAGGTCATGAAGGCTCACGGCATCAACAACCAGCAGGACATTCATCAGCGGCTGCTGATCAACTTGATCGGCGCTGACTTCGAAACGCAGGCTTGGATGCTGCGTAATATCACGACACCTTACGCGCCAAGTGAAAAGATGTTGCGACAGTTGAGGGCTGCCGGGCTGCAGCATTTTGCAAAGCACCCCGGCGAACCTGAAGACGAAATAATCGAGCCTTAGCGCTCCGCCTTCAGCGTAAGAACGATTGTTTCCGGCTCATCTTCCCGAGTACGACCAGGCATTTGGGTAACTACGTGGCCATGCAAGCTGCCTCCAATCGAAAGAGTGGCTTCAAACTCGCCCTCTTTCGTGACTTCGCCAGTGTGACCATAAGTGCCCTCGCGAAGCGTGATCTTGTAAACATCAAGCTCATCCGTATCTTCCAGAAAAAGCTCCTCAGAGCTTTTCTCTCGGTCATACGTCGCCAGATTTGAGCTCGAGCTAATTGTCAGACGTTCAACTTTCAACTTCCCCACGGTTTTCTCCTTCCGGCTTCATGCCGGGCCGAACACAAATACTCCACTTCAACGAATCACGCCAGCCGGCGAGATGCTGCCTCAGTTGCTCGACTGAACTGCAACCATCGCAATGTCGCCGTAAGCCCAAATCAGCGACCCAGCAATAGCCAGCCAGAAAATGAATCGTTTTATCCAAAATAAAGGCCGCACAAAAACTAACCGAAGCTTATTAATCTCTTTAGACCCAAAGCCTCGGGGGGAAAGTCGCTCAAGTGCATTCGAAGCTTGCTCCTGTGCGGCGAACGCGAACACAGCCGTAACAGCACCGCTGCGCATAAACCAATCAGGAGAACTGCGGCCCACAGGCATCAGCAATCCAAACCAAGCCCCGATTGGTGTTACCACTGCTAATACGGCGAGAAGTATCGCCAGTATTAACCCTGGGATGATTGCCCAGTGCGTCATCGGCTTATAAACAACTTGGGGCGGTTCGTCCTGAGACATTTCAAATCCTCAATTTTTTACGTCGTAATATACCGACGAGGTATCTACATGCCCACAGCAATCGATTTGTTCGCCGGTCTCGGCGGATGGTCTACCGGTGCCCGTAATGCAGGTATCGACGTTCTTTGGGCCGCTAATCACTGGCCGGTTGCGGTCGAGTGGCACAGCGCAAACCACCCAGACGCATTGCACATTTGCCAAGACCTGCACCAGGCGGACTGGTCGAAGGTTCCAGCCCACGACATCATGCTGGCCTCGCCCTGTTGCCAAGGGCATTCTAAGGCGCGCGGCAAGAAGTCTGGGAACGCTCAGCACGACGCTTCGCGATCTACAGCCTGGGCGGTTGTGTCGGCTGCCGAATTCCACCGTCCGGAAGTGGTGCTAGTCGAGAATGTTGAAGAGTTTACGGATTGGGCTCTGTACACGGCTTGGTCGCAGGCAATGGAAGCGCTCGGTTACATGCTCGCGCCACATGTAGTTGATTGCGCAGATCTCGGCGTGCCGCAGCACCGTGTTCGCCTGTTTCTGGTCTGCACCCGAAGCAGGGCACCTCTGAACCTTCAACTTAACCAGCGCCGGCACGTTTCAGCATCATCCTTCATTGATTTCGACGCTGGCAAATGGAGCAAGGTTGTAAAGCCTGGCCGAGCTGAGTCGACACTGCTTCGCGTGAAGAATGGCCGGGAGCGCTTCGGTGATCGATTCATCATGCCCTATTACGGATCAGGATCAGGCCTGACAGGGCGAAGTTTGGAGCGCCCTATTGGGACCATCACTACGCTGGATCGTTGGGCCTTGGTTCGCGGCGATGAGATGCGGATGCTCTCGGCGAACGAGGCCCTTGCCGCTATGTCTTTCCCGGCCGACACAAAGCGCCCGGACAATCACCGGCTCACCATGCACATGGCTGGCAATGCGGTACCGCCGCTGGCCGGCCAACGAATCAATGAGGCGCTGAAGTCTGCCGCCTAAATCAGATGAGTGAAGTAGTGCGATCTGAATCGATCACTGGGAAGGTTGCGCTTATTTGCTCAGACCTCAGCCAGCGAGTGGCTAGACCAACGTCGAACTCACAGTTGTGCTCTTCGAAGAGTGCGATCGCTGTTCCAATGATTTTGTACTCGCCACACTGGGGACAATCGATTTGCCTGTAGTCGCCAAGCGCTTTCACTTCGCTGGCTTCTAACTTGCAGATGAAACATTTCACTCCCACATCCGTTGACTGATCACCGGATTCTAGCTGATCCCACACCACCCTCTACCGCCCGAGCATAACCCGACATAGGACACCCCATTAGAACGCCTTGATCAAACAAAAGTAAGCGCAACGAGTGCACCCCAATAATTTGCCCGCTCTCGACATTCAGCATCTCTTAACCAAACCGGAGCACCCCAAGATTATGGCCAGAAACCAGGATGGGCATCGTAAATAAAACCAAGGCTCAATACTTTGAGCAACGACATTACGATCTAAAGCCTGGTTATTTACCGTCCAGCATATCTACATCCGGCAAATTTACTGAATTAATTTTAGCTGCAGGATTCATTACTCCTTCGAAGATTACTTTCACCATTGTCGTACCAAAATCACCAAACTGATGCTGCATAGTAGTTAAGAATTGTATGGTATTTTTAGCAGCCCCCACCAACGTCCATGTACAATTATTGAAAGTACAGTTATCCAGTGAGAGCGGCCCCTCTCCACCGTATTCAATAGTGCAATTATTGAAAGAGCAGCCCTTATAGCTGACACCGTCAATGCGATATTTTCCGCCATGGAAAACCGAATTATCAAAGCTCATCATTGCCCGACCCCTAGATCACCAAATGTATTATTGGACAGCTTCGGGTTTGTGACCGCATTGGTTGCGAGCCGTTCAAAAGAAGAGTCGTTTTGGTAATCACTGGGTGCGTACAACACTTTGTGATTCCAGTTTAGTGTTGCAAAAAATGCCACAACCAAAGTAGTAGGAAACATCATTAAAAACCAAACATAAACAAATTGAACACCGGGCTGTAAAAAAGGAAGCACAGTAGTCGAGCCGACTTCAACAATCCCTGCAAAAATTGCAATAATTGTAAGAGGGTTTTTTATGGTTGCAGTCATTGCCCAGGCGCCCTCATTATAGATAGATCATCCATCTTCAACGAAATCAAAACCCAATCATAGCAGAATAAACTTGAACCTTGACCGATGGCCAGCTTCGCGACCTTTTCGCCTCAATCGGGGGGGGGCGATATAACCCGTTGCAGCCATCGCGGCGGACGGTTGAGGCAAAAGCTCACTGATCGAGTTCCAGCTTTCGTCAGAGATCGAAGCCGGCGCATTGAGGTTCGCGGCATTCCTGATTAGCTGCTACGACGCCGAGAACGAGAGCGGCGCCGACGAGTCAAACCTCACGATCACTTATAAGGATCCGCTGGGCTTGGTCACCGTCACCAACAAAGGAGCGCCGCACGCGATCGTCGATATCTGCTTGCGGATGCTGCAACCGGCCGAGTGGTACGAAGCCTAAGGCTTCCCGATAACTACATCATCAGCCACGGCGCCGACGACAAACCGCTCACCAAGACCCAGCAGGTGCACATGTGCGGCAACAGCGTCAGCCCACCACCATTTTCTGATAATCGGCCGATTCCGATCATCAGATGAGCCGTTAAAATTATTTACTCATCAATCGCCTTCTTGTTAACTCGGCGTGTATTTCTTGGTTTTATTTTCGTTCCGGTCGGTGCATTCTTATTCAACTTAAGAAACTTATTATCAATAACTGACATGCGAGCTTGATTTTTTTTCGCCATTATTTCCTCTCTCTGCGTATCGTCGAGCCCCTCGTCTTTCAGAAAATTATCACAAACCACTACAAACTGATCAACTGTTGCCTTCTCTCTATATTCCGACCAGTTATCTTTTATCCAATCTTCTAACTCACCTAGCACACCCGACATAAACAATGTCACAGCAGGAACAAAGTAAATCAACGCTCCGGCTAGGCCCGACTCGAAAGTACGATTAACCAAAAACATGCAAAACGAACCGAGAGCGGCAGCAAAGACCTGTGAAACCCTACCTCTGGGAATACCCCCATTCGAAATCTCCATAATTCAGACTGCATCTGGGAATTTTTCGCATAACTCAGGGTATGCGAATGACATAGAAGAAACAGCGAATTTTGCTAGCCGCTTGAATTCTTCATCATTAATAGCAAACCCCTCACATGACAGTACTAGCCCAGCATCATCGTAAAAACACTTCATGATTTTATAGGTCGAGTTCACGTACCTTTCAACTTCAACTTGACCTAGCTTATTATCAGCATCATCGACAGCAACCGAAAAAGCAAACCCAACAAACCCGTCATTACCACCTTCAAAAATCAAACTATAATACAACTCGTTACTTTGAAAGTATATCACCCCATCGTCAACCTCTTCTACATCAAAACTAAGCTCCTCCAACAACAACTTATATTTTTTCTTTTTTGCCAACATCGCCGAACTTCTTTTCTTTAGAGCCATACTAAATCCTATTTATTAACTTACAACAATATCTCAACAACAATTAAAAGTCACAGTCGCCTTACGCCAATGAGTTTTACCCCTATCCCTCACCGCATTAAAAATAATAAATAAACCGCCCAAAAAATACTAAAACTCACTCGAGCTCGCTTCTATTCATTCACGGTGATAGTGAATAGTGGCATACATAGTGAAAAAATCCACTTTTTTGCAATCAACCGCTACAGCGGCAAGGACCAAGTCATGCCTGAAATAAAGGAACGGCCGATCTTGTTCTCGGCCCCGATGGAGCGCGCCATCCTGGAAGGCCAGAAGACGGTCACGCGGAGAGCAGTGAAAGGTGCTGACCTGAAATGGCCGGCCGACTTCACCCCCGAGTACGTTGCAGATTCTGCGAATGCGCTCTGCCCGTTCGGTAACCCAGGCGACCTGCTGTGGGTGCGCGAGACGTTCATCGATCTGCGCGGCACGGGCGTCGAACATCGTCCAGACCCAGGCGGCCCACTCCAGCGTTACGCCTATGCGGCTGACTATCGCCCAGGTTCGTACAGCGGAGAGGTGCGAAAGGATTTCGGCCGGAAGCACAAACCAAACATTCACATTCCGCGGGAGGTCAGTCGCATCCTGCTGGAGATCACCGACGTGCGCGTCGAGCGGCTGCAAGCCATCAGTCGCAGCTACATTCGCCCAGAAGGTCTTGGGTGTCCGCCAGAGCTTGCCAGTGACGACGTGTCGCTGAACTACCGCGACTGGTATCCGGCAGCATGGAGGGAGTTATGGGAGTCCACTGGCGGCAACTGGGATGCGAACCCGTGGGGCTGGGTCGTCGAGTTCAACCGGGTGACGCCATGAGCCTACCCCAGTAGATAACCACTTACATGAGCGGCGCGGGCGGCTCCCGGGACAACTGGTTCTGCACCTGGTGGTTTCGGTTCCATATTGAGCCATTCACCACCAAGCAGGTCCGCAGGGAGCTGGAGTGCATGAAACGTAACGGCCTCGTTGAGTCGGATCACAGCCAAAGCAACAATACCAAATGGCGGCTCACCAAGTACAAGCCTGAAGAGGAGAAGCCATGATCGCCCTCGCCCGGTTCGCCTACGTGTACTGCTACAAGGCACCGCGGCGATAGCCAAGAGTGTCCCCCTCACCAGTCACTTCAGGGACGAGCTGATTGGGCTGCAACTGGTGAGGCGAACGATTAAACGTTAGCCCACCCTCTCCGCTTTGTATGTCGCTCTTCATCTCATTTTTTCACAACCCATTTATCAGCCTGCCGGTGAACGGCGGGCGAGGAATTCCTATGTCCCAAGAATCCCTAAAGGCCTATCAGGTTGTCGACAACGACATTGTTGCTGCATACGACCCGGCCGGCGCAATCAAAGTGCTCTGCGACTTCAGCGGATACCCGCACAGCGAGTTTGATCTGGAAGACGTGGACCTGGTCCACGAAAACATGCTCGACAACACGGAGGCCTTCGATCAGGACGAAGGCAAGACCGTTATCCTCGAAATGGCTCTGCGGCAGGAGCTTGAAGAGCTCACCGAGCCGGCCTACTTGCACGGCTGGGAATAATCCTTCCACACCTTCTGCCGCCCCGCGCGGCATGGAGCACCCAATGAAACGAGAGCTGATCAAAATTAGTGAGTTCCAGCGCCGGCGCTGGGGCGAGAATGGAACGCCGCAGTGCCCGCAGGCAATCCGCAACCATATCCGTAACGGTATGGTGCCCGGCGAGCAGATCGGGAAACTTTGGTACGTTGACTGGACCGCGTTCAACCGGTCGAACGGCAACGACCTAGTCGCGATGGTATTGAAAGGAGCTGCATGATGGTCCCACGGCCGCGCAATAAGGCGAACAAGAGCCTCCCGCAGAACCTGTATTTCGATTCGCGGCGCTCGACTTATCGCTACCGGCGGCCAACCGACGGTAAGTGGTTCCAGTTTGGCAGTGACCGGATCAAGGCGATTGATGCGGCGAAGCAGTTGAACCTGGAGTTCATGCGCGGCGCCGACCTGATCGGCGCTGTGATGGGCAGCTCATCAGAATCATTTTCCGGCTTCCTCGACACCTACGAACGAGACGTCCTTCCGCCCCGCGAACTGGCCAAAGGAACGTTAGGCCTTTACGCCGTGCACTTCCGGCGTTTCCGTAAGCAGTTCGAGGGAATGGCCGTCGATCAAATCACCATTCGCATGGTCGCTGAGATGCTGGACGCGCTCACCCCGCGCACGGCGAACCAGTGCCGAGCGCTACTGATCGACATCTTCAATCACGCAGCGTCCAAAGGACTGTGCCCGGACAACCCGGCAGCTAGTACCATCAACCGAATCGAGAAGAAGCAGCGTAAACGCCACACAGTAGAAGGACTGAAAGCCATCCGAGAAAAGTCGCCGACTTGGCTGCAGAACGCAATCGACCTGGCATTAATCACCGCCCAGCGCCGGACAGACATCCTCGATATGCGTTTTGATGGCAGTCGGGAGGGTTACCTATACGTCGTTCAGAAGAAGACGGCCAAGGCCAGCGACGCGGCATGGATACGATTTCTGATAACGCCAGAGTTGCAGGCGGTCATCAGCCGATGCCGCGACGATGTCGTATCGCCCTACCTGGTGCACCGAAAGCCCGAGCGCCGGAAACAGAAACAGGCGCAGACCAAGGATCACTGGACAAAGGTTGAGGAGAGGTATTTGACGCGAGCATTCAAGGAGGCCAGGGAGGCGGCGAACTGCTACGCGGGATGGAAGGAAGAAGAGATGCCGGGCTTCCACGAAGTGCGAGCGCTGTCGCTGCACCTGTACAAGAAGGCCGGAAAGGATGGTCAGAAAATTGCTGGCCATGCGAGCGAGGGCATGACCAGAAACTACCAGCGGGACCACGAGGAAATCGTCTGGTCCGAAGCAATTCCGGATCTGAAT